ATAAGTTCCATAGTATCTCTATCAATCCTATGGTAATAATCACAGTAAGTGTCATCATATTGCTTTTCATCAATATCTACTTCTATTGTTACTTTCACTTTCATTAGTTTACCCCCTTAAGTAATTTATCTATACATCTTTTAACTATTAATGATTTATCTGTTTTAATTGTATTTCTACCCCTCAATAAATCATCATCTAGTGGTCTTTTATCATGTTGATAAAAATACCAATAACCCTGCAAATAATTGAAATCAATCCAGTATTCAATCCCATTGTAATATATTGATACATGAGAAAAATAATCATCTATTATAATTTTCATTAGGCAACTCCCTTATTTTTGTTTTCCCAATATGTAGGGTTATCCCAATAATAAAACTGCTCTATTGCTAATATTCTAATTTTTGTATCTGAAAAACCTCTAAGTATTAAGCTGACTATTTTTTTATCATCAAGAATAGCAACACCATTTCTTAAAGTAATTGATTTTCTAATTTTATATAATTTCAATCTCATTAGTTTACCCCCTCAAGTATTTTAGGTCTATTAACAACTGTTTGCTTTATGCCCTTATAAACTTTGTGTTCTTTGATAGTAGCCTTCATCTTGATATTATCGCCTTTATTACCAAGACACTTACCCCAGTAAACAAATACATTACCTTGAGCATCTACAAGATTATTTAACCAACTTGTAACTGGTCTACCATAAAAGTAATTTTGGAAATCTGCTTTGAATTTAAGAGTAAGTTCAAAAACAGTTTTATCACCAACTTCACCAACAAAGTTAGAAGGTGAAAGTCTAATTTCTCTTAGTTTTGCAATTTTTGCTGAATGCTTCTGAACTCTTGATTTCAAGCTTCTTAACTTGAATATTTCATCTTTGATTGATTCCCATAATTTTTCAGCTTTTAGTTCTTCTGGGGTTCTGAATTTATATGGATTTTGATATACTGGTTCATCAGTAAGAAATAAAACTTTAGAAACTTTAAGTTCTTTACAAAGTTTTTTAGCCTTTTCATTAGCCTTTTTAAAATCTGTAGAAAGATTTAATAAATGGTTTGTTCTCCATTCTTCTCTAGCAACTGGGTCTCCATTAGCATTTTTACCCCAAACAGTTTCTTTCCAGTTACAATAAAGTGAAAACATTTTTGCACCATATACATTACCATTAGGAACATATTTGTTTTTGGATTTATCCCAATCATATCCAAGACTTTCTTCACTAAGTCGAACAAAGAGAGAAGATAATTTTTTTCTCTCTCTTGTCCATTTGATATGCTCTTTTGTAAATTTTAAACTATTCATAATACGAACTCCAATCTATTATTATTAACCTAGATATTAAACTAGGTTTATTCATAAGTCAAACCCTAATTTAATAATAAAAAAAAGGGGGGTTAAACCCCCTCTAATATCCTTTCTTTTTGCTCTTTGTCCAGAAACCTTGTACTTCTTGGATAGTTTCTTTCAACAACATCAGTAAACCAAATTCTAGTTTTGTAATCTCTTTTGAATTTTTTATAAGTTACAGGTGTTGAGTTTTCTTCAATAATTCTATCAATCATTGCTGAAAATCTTTGTAGACTTGAATATTGTTCACCTGCCATACCCAAATCTAAAACAAGTTTTCCATACTCTCTATAACTCTTTACAGTTGGTTTTTTGTCTGAATTAAGTATTTGTTCCATTTGAATTTTACCCCATCTACAAACACCTATTTTTTGCAATCTTTGTAATCTAAAAATGAAATCGTTTGTATATGCAAAATCTTGAAAATAAAAAGTTTTAAAAACTATTCTTTCCCAATTGTGCCAACCTTTTTCAATAGTTATTTTATAAGTTATATTCATAATTTAGAACTCCATTTCTATTATTGATAACCTAGATTACTATTTAGGTTATTGTAAGTCAAACAATAAGTTATTTTTTTTTAATGTATTGTAAAATATAGGTTTTCTGTGATACATTGATAATGTTCCTCCAGTCCTCAAACTAGGAACGTACAAAAGAACTCCAATTCTTTGTATAATCGGTGGGGGCTGTTGTTCTTCGAGGTACTTAAATAAATCGCAGTATTTATAGGAAGTGAAACAGAATATACAGCCCTCATGATTAAAGAAGCAGACATTCAAATAGCTTGTAACGACTATCTAATATTACTTTCTAAGAAATATAATTTCAGACATTTTCATGTACCAAATGAGGGTAAAAGGTCTATTTGGCTACATAATAGAATGAAAAGAATGGGTTTGAAGTCTGGTTGCCCAGATATAATTATTGAATATCCAGAGGGTAGAATTTTATATGTGGAACTTAAAACTAAAAAAGGCAGGTTGTCAGATAATCAAAAGTTGTGGGCTGTACAATCTAAAGCTTTGGGTACACCACATTTTATAGTTCAAGGGGGTTTGAATGAATGTATTGAACAACTAAGAGGAATCATTGAAAAACACATTCCTATAAGATGTTAGCTATTTACCTCAGTTTACCACCCTTTAGCTTTAAAATCTTCTGTACAGCCCTAAAATCGCCCTTAATGGGCATCTTGTATCTTCTGCGACCTTTTCTTTTCTTCATAGGTCTTTTATCTATAAGTTCAGATATTGTCGCAGTAGTTGTAAAACCTATCATTTCCCCACTTTTCTCATTGCCCTAGAATGTGCTTGAGCGAATGTTTTTCCAGATTTTAAATCTTTAGCCATTTCTCGCATATGCTTTAGGGAATGATGTCTAGCATGGGCATTCATAGTTTTACGTTGTCTAGGTGTTAAATCCTTAGTTATACTTTTTATAGATTTTACTAAAACCATTTATTTTTTCTTCTTCATTTTATTTTTTTTCTTTTTCTTTTTCTTCATAGGTTTTGAAGTGGTTCTGCTTCCATAATGATAAGGCATTATTTCTTTCCCTTCTTTTTCTTCTTACCTTTTTTTTGACTTTTTAGAATTGCTTCTTGTAGCCCTTTTGGTAACTTTTTCTGTTTCGGTGTTAGTGCCATGATAAACCTTTCTTTTTTGTTGTTGCAATGCCTTTTTCCAAAAATAATCAGCAATCTTATTAAAGAACCTAAATATCTTCATATAAAAATTGCCCATCAACAATAACCCTTTTTTGTTTTAGCTTTGCATCTCATACATTCTAGCCAAAATTCTGTAATTTTTCTAATTCTATTACCTTGGGTTGCATGAATAATATTTTCTTTTCTTTTCATTTCTTCTGCTGTTGCATATTTTAAAACACATTTTTTACAGTATGGTTTTTTGGGTTTTTGGGTGTCTTTGTGTTGTTTGATTCTAAGTTCTTTTACATGAAGATGATAAAAATAATTTCCTATCCTGCAAAAGTATTTACTTATAGATAAATAAAACCAAATCATTGTTTTCTCTTATTAATAAGTTGTAATCCCTGCTTTCCAAACCTATACCCAAAAGATGAGCCTATGACTATATAAAGCATATTAGAAAACCATTCTGGGGTATGTTGGTCTAAAAATATAAATCCTTCTTTAATATATGGTTGTGTGCTTGGTATAAAACAACAAATCAAAATGCCACCAAATATCAATGTCCAGAACTCATCTTTTAGACTATCGCCCATTTGGTCTGTAAGATTTTTTTCATTAAGCATTTGTGAAGTAGCTTCTGTTTCATAAACTTTAGCTTCTGCTTTTGCTCTAGCTACTTTAACTTCTGATTCTGCTTTGCTTTTATCAACTTTACCTTTTAGCCATGTACCTGCTAATTCAGCAATCGGACTTATCAGTAAATTAATCAAATACTTTTCCCTAATTTTTCAATTAATCTTTCGGCTCTATTAGTTGTTTGCCTATACCACAAACTATCTTTCATTTCGGCTTGTGCAGTTTCAATATCGTTGTCCAATAAAGCTTGTTTGAATTTTTTAAATTTATTTAATCTTGGTAAACCTAATTGAAATACCATATGGGTTACACATTCTTTAACATTTTCGTCTACATTCATGCCTTCTGTAAATTTTTCCATATCATTTATGGCAACATTTAAATCTTTCTCAAACCAAGCATCAACTTGTTTTTTTGAAACTTGAGTTCCTATAGGTTTGTCAAAATAATCATTATCCCATTCTGTAATCAAATGTCCGATTCCTGCCGTAGGATAGCCTTCACTGCATTTATAGATTTCATATTTTAAACCTTCTTCTTCAGCAATATGTTCTTTTAATTTTTCTAAATTCATTTTTCCACCTTTTTATTTGCCAATGTATTTCCAACAATAAAACTACCTATGATACCCATATTTGATATTACCCATGTACTAGCTATGGAACTTAAATGGTCAACTCTATCTAGTGGAACAAATGGAAACATCAAAACTACAATAAATATTGTTACAGATAATGCACTAAACCAAACTAAATACCTTTGTTGGTCTTCTTTTTTATCTCTATTTTCTAATAAAATTAGTTTTTCTCGCATTTCAAATTCTGCATCTGAAATAATATTATCACCATTAGTATCTAGTTTTTCAAACTTAGAACCTTTTTGTAATTTTTTTTGTGTCATTGCACTAATAACTCATTCAAACCAAAACCCTCTAATAAAATAAGGGTAAAAAATAATAATAAAATTCCACCTGCAATTAGTTTACCAGAAAAATTTGTAGAACCAATCTTTATTGCAACAAATTCATTACTTAATATTCTTAAAGATAATTCAAAACTATTTTCATCTATCTTCATATTTACTGGTTTTTCATACATTTTTTTTGTATCTAGTTTTTTATCTGTCATTCTTTTATGCTCCTTAAACTCTCCATAACTTTATCAATGTCTGGCTCTTGTCCATTAGGGTCATATACACATTGATATTTTTTAGGACACCAAGTTTCTATCATCATTGTAAAAGTCTTATTGCCACCCTCATAAATGCAAGCCCTTTTATCAGTATATTTTGATGTAATTCTTTTCTTTAATCTACAAGTTGTATATTTTTTTTCAATTATTTTGCCCTGCCAGACCTTTTGTTTATATGTGTAGTCTTTGGGGGCATTATACATTTTGCCATCTGCAAAAGCTTTTAAACCGAGAACTAACAGCAATATAAAAACACCTATACCAAAAAATATTATGCAACCCCATTTAAGAATATCCATAATTTCATCTTGTTGTTTTTTAGCTTTTATTCTGGCTTGTTTTTGTGCTTCTTTTGCTTGTTTTATTTTGTCTGCTCTTTCAGCTAATATTTGCTCCCAAGTGCCATAACCAAATCTATCATTAATCAGCAACTTCAATTCGTATCGCTGTTCTTCTAAAAGCTTTCTATCTATAAAATCTGATGCTGTTGATTCTATGCCAAACTGTTGAGCAATTCCCATGCCCTTGCCTTGCTTCTTATTCATTTGTTCTTCGCCTTCAAAGAACCCATCAATTTGCTTGGCTATGTCTTTTATATCTTTTGCTGTACTGATGTTGCTTTTGATAAACTCTACTGATTGTTTAACTAGGCTAATTCCAGTAAGAATTTCTGCAACAACCAAATTTACCTCACTAACAAACCTATGAGCATTACTATTGCTGTGCCAGATGTACCTATCATAATATGCTCTAGCCTTTTAACCCTACTAAGCAACTCTATAAATCTTTCATCACTTACAGCAATGTGTTTTTCTAATTTTAAATTTATGCTTTGAATAGTTGGTTTAGACATTTAATTCTCTAAAGTTTTTAAATATGTGACATAGGCTTTTTTAATTTTATCTGTATGAACTGCATTACATATTGCTTTTACTTCTGCACTTTCACTACTTATGTCTGCATTTGGTTCAACAAGGTGTCTGTGAAAACTACGTGTTATTTCTTTACCATCTTTCTTAATTACTGTAGCAGTTCTTACACTTAATATTTTATAATCACCTACGATTTCTATTTTATCTTGTATTGTTTCTTCTGTTAATGCCATTTTTATCTCCTTTTGGTTAATGGACTGACTACCCAATGCAATAGGGTTATGATGTAAAATATGTTATTGAGCCATTCATTATTCCATTACCTAATTCTGAACCTGCCATACTATTCATAGATGTTGTGCCTTGAGTTTGTATAAAAATAGTTGTGCTGTTTGTACCCAATCTACAAATAGGTGAGTCTGTTGATAAAGTTCCAGAATTGCTTTGCACATGAATAATACCAACATTATTATTTATACTATTATTACCACTTGTAAAAGGGAGTCCAGTAATTGACAAATTACCAGATGCTGATGTTGAACTAGTTTGTAAAAAAAACTTTAACTCTACAATATTTCCTATTTTTGTATACCTACCTACTTGTGAAACATAGGTAACAGAAGAATATCCTGTATTAAATGTTGGTGTCCAAGTTCCTTCTTCATAGTCATCTAAAAGTTCAGATGTTTGTCCACTTGCATCACTTGTTGCACTAAAATCAATACCATTACCAGATGTTCCAATAACTAAGTTACCACTTGTAATTGTTGTGTTCCCAGTTACACCAACAGCACTTGTAAATGTTGCACCACCATCTTTTAGAGTTACACCATCAACTGCTACCCCTGCATCTGTAACTTTTTCTGAAATCGTTCCTACTGTTAATGTACTCATTTTCTACCTCACTAAATATTCGTGTACTGTATCAGATATTTCTCGCATCTTAATCCATCTATC